GGCTGTTCAGCAGGAGTCACAGAATCAGGCTGAATTACTTTTTCTTCGATCATAGTTAGTTAGCTGAAGTAAAATTTTTGAGTTCGGCAATTAAATCTGCCTTAGTATGCCTTTTATCTAACTCAACACCAATGGTACGACCATAAGTTTCAAGTTGGGCTTTAGTCATTGCTTCAAAATCAGCAGTAGTTTCCTTTTGTACTTCTAATGCTTCTTTTTCTACAGGTTCTACAACTGGTTCTGGTTGAACAACAGTTTCAACTTTTTTAGTTGAATGTATCAGTTCTGTTTCCTGCCATTTGTAAGAACCATCAGGTTGAAGCACCCGATCTAAAGACTTAGACATGAAAATATTTGTACTTATCTACTATTGTAGCAAACTATTCGGGTTTGACCTCATTAGCTGTTGGCAAAACTTCACCTTGTACCAAAATATCTCTAAATTCTTCTCTATCAATAACTTGTTGGTCAAATAGAGATGTTAAAGCTGTAATATCCTGTCCTATTAGTCTTTCGATGTCGAAGTCTCTGCTTATTTTTACTTCTGGTGGTTCGATTCCAACATATTGGGCAGAGAGATTGAAGGCTTTTTGTAGTTTTTGCTCTAGTTCCATAGAAACCATTGCGAGCATAGAGTTTGTATCCACACGATCTAGTCTGCGAGCATCTGCTGATTCTGCTACAAATTTCTGTTGTGATAATGTACTGATACCTAAAGTTGCCATTTGTATCTGTAATTCTTTTATTTCTGCTGATTGTGCATCGAAAGCACTGGAAGCTGGCTCTACATAGTAGACTTTATTGCCAGGTTGAGTAGCCATCGCATAATTTACAGATATAGCTAGGTCTTTTGTTTGGTCATCATATCCTTCCATTACTAATAGAGGTTGAGATGCAACGTGCAAACTATGTATTAAATCAGCTTGTCTTTGGAAATGTGCAAGATTTAAATATGCAATATCTAATAAAGGTGGTTTACTTACTAGATTATCTGTTTTTCCAGAATAAATAGTAACTAGAGGTATTTCGCCTAAAGAAAATTCACCAGATTCTACTTGTCTATAATCTTTATCTGCTGAACCTACTTCAAAGTCTCCTGCTGTGCTGCCATCAGCAACATCATACATTTCTTCTATTTGTTCTTTTTTACGAAAAACTCTATATTTTCCTGGTTCTATAACTCTTATTTGGTCAAATACTTTTTCTCCAAACTGACCACTAGGTAATACAGCTTTTTCTGCTATTCTTGCCTGTACTAAGTTTCCGTAATTAGACTCTCTGTCTAGTCTCCAGCCATAAATATTCATAGGATCTACTTCTATCCAGTATGGTCTACGATTTTGTTGTCTTTCTTCTGCTAGTGTTAACGCACCAGAAGGTGCAGGATAATCTACGAGTATGTGACTTTGGCCGTATGTAAGAGAACACATCAATACTCTTCTTGCATATTCATCTAAATCTGATTTGCAACCATCAACATCCATTTTGAACATTTCTGTCCAGTATGGATCGCCTGTTAATGTTATTGGTTTTCTTAGTACAAGACCTGTAGCTGCTCTTATTAGTCTTTGCGTAAAAGGACTAAATACTGCTCTGTTTACTCTTGCAAGATACGCTTCATAGTCTTCTCTTGGTTCTAATGGTAAAAATGCTTCGCTGTTTGTTCTTAAATAATCTGTTCCTTCAGTAACAGCCTTCATTATTTCCCAACCTTTCATCATATCTAGAACTGCTCTTGTTCTAGTAAAAGGACTATCAACTCCTCCTACTGAAGTAGATGAGATGATGTTGGTTCGTATTGGGCCTGGGATTGCGTAAGTCATGTCAGCACTTCCATCTCCTTAATGCTAATGCTTTTCTAGTTGGTCTGCCTTTACTATCTTTCATTGGACCTTTGACTCCTTTCATTCTGGCACAAAATGATTTTCGTCTAGCTGCCCTTTTTCCTGTAGGTTTGCTTTCGGTAACAGGTGCTTTTAAGTTGCTACCTGTTGCACGATTATATTTTGCTCTACCTTTGGCAGTAAGTCCTCCCTTCCGAGACTTTTCACCTCGGCCAACGGATAAACTTACTCCCTTTTTTCTAGGCATTATGCAGCAATTACAATTCCTGTACCAGCAGTAGATGGATCACTCATTGATGCTTGGAATCCACAACTAACGCTTGTTAAATCACCTAATGCTGTACCTGTGTCCATACTTGTTATGATTCCATTAAATGTAATCTTTTTACCACCAGATGTACCTATAAATAATTCAAATTCAGCATCTTCCCCATCACCTGCAATTACTTCTTGTAGTAAAGCAGCAGTTTCATTTCCTGATGCTGCTGAATATAAGAACTCAATACTACCTGTTGCAGTAACTAAGCTAGGTACATAACGTCTTTGAGTTGCTCCATGAGCAGTACATTCAATTACATCCCTGGTAGTTGAAAAACTCCAAGCAGTTGTAGAAACAATAGCTTCAGTTGTACCAGTAGAAGATTTGAAATTTACAGAACCCTCTTCTCCAGTGAAAAATGCCATGATTTAGAGAAAAATTTTACTTATAACAATATATTACCTTGAAACTGTAACTTTCACAGTTATTTTTTCTTTTTAGTTGACTTTTTTGTAGTTTTCTTCTTCTTTCCTTTTCGTACAGAAGCAATATAACCTTGACATCTAGCCATCGCAGCAGATTTAGCCATTTTTAACTCCTTTTGGTACGTTTTTTACGTCTATGTTGATATTTTATCTTCTTACTGCTTGTTTTGGTACGTTTAAATCTCGCTTTTTCACTTGCTGACATTTCTGAGGCAGTCTTAGGTGTCTTACTTGATACACGTTTACTTGGTCTACACGCAGGATAAGCTCTGCTTTCGCCCTTGGAACGACCACAAGGTTTACCAGTTTTAACATCAACCCATTTTTCTTTGAACCA